CCGGAAGCGCGCGGAGCAGTCCAAAGGGAAGTAGCAAAGGCAATAGGCCCGGTTGTGAAATCCCTTGCCTCAAAAGCCGATGACGACGAGCTTGGCGATTTAATCGCCAACGAGCCGGAAGCGGCAAAATACGAAAGGCGTATTCGGGCTTATATGGCACACCCTCACTACAAAGGTGTCCCGCCATCGGTGATTTATCACCATTTGGCATTCGACGACGCGGAAACAACCGGCGCGCGTCGAAAAAGAACTGCTGACCTCGAAGCGAATCAAAGTCGCGGAGGAGGTAGAACAAGCAGGCCGGCTGTTACCGGCACAGGAAACATTCCGACTGCTGATGAGCAGAACGAAATGACTGACGAGGAGTTTGAAACATTACAGAATCGGGCGCGTTCCGGGGAGTTTGTAAAGCCCGGTGAAGAATAAATAAAAACTCCCTAATCGCGGGTTGTGTCGCAACTACCCGCAAAATGGCAGGTAAGACCATTTCTTACCAAAAAGTATGGCTAATACGACAACTACCCAAGTAACAGGTGCAGTCAATAACTTTTATGACCGCACAATGTTGAAGGCGGCTCGCCCTTTGCTTGTCCACTTAAAGTGGGCGCAGGTGCGCGACCTCCCGAAACACGGTAGCGCCGTTATCAAGTTCCGCAGATACTCGCTATTGACCGCGAACACGACTGCCCTTTCTGAAGGCGTAACACCCTCCGGCAAGCAGTTGGCGATAACTGACGTAACCGCAACGGTCGCCCAGTACGGTGATTTTGTAACCCTCACGGACTTCCTCCAAATGACGACCCTTGACCCGCTTTTGACCGAAACTGCCGACCTTCTTGGACAGCAAGCCGGTAACTCTCTTGACCAGATTTGCCGCGACGTAATAATCGCGGGCACGACCGTCCAGTATGCGTCAACCGCAACAACTCGGGCTACGGTTACATCTTCTATGAAGTTGAACCGCGCAGAGATTAGGGAAGCAGTAAGAACATTACAGAACAACGACGCAATGAAGTTGACGAGACAAGTGAATCCGGCAACGGGTTTCAATTCCTCGCCCCTCGCTGCGTGCTTTGTAGGCATTGTAACGGAGAACACCCTCTTTGACCTAAAAAATGAAACGGGTTGGATTCCGGTACAGGAGTATGCCTCGCAGGCAGGCGTTATGGAAGGTGAAGTCGGCGCGCTAGATGACGTTCGTTTTGTTATGACTACGAATGCCCGAATCTTCGCGGCTGCCGGCTCCGGTTCTATTGACGTTCACGGGACGCTTATTCTCGCTGCCGAATACTACGCGATTTCGCGTATTTCCGGTGAAGCGTTGAAGAATATCGTCAAACCCCTCGGTTCAGCAGGAACGGCCGATCCGTTGGATCAGCGTTCAACTTCGGGCTGGAAAGCGACATTTGTTGCTACCCGCTTGAATGAGAACTTTGCTGTTCGTATCGAACACGCAGTTTCTTAACCGTGATTGAAGAATTGAGGTGAGAAAGTCGCATAAATTACTATTGTAGTAAAATCTATGGCCAAATCAGGATTAGTAAGGTTAGAACCATCGGCAACCAAGATTCCCGAAGAGTTAGACGCGCCAAAAGCGCCTAAAGCCCCAAAAGAATCGAAGTTGCGAAGCGGCGAATCTCGACTTCAACCGCCTGCGGCAGAACTGCCAGAAAGCCAAGAAGAAGGAGATTACCTTCGTAAGTATCAGGTTCGTAAGCAGACCCGTCCGGGCTCGCCCGAATCCGATCCGCCGAAAGGAAGTAAGGCAGAAGCGATGAAGAAGTTTCTTTTATCGCAACCGCGAGTCCGGTTCTTCATACCCCGTCCGCAAGGAGAAGACGTTTCGATAAGACAAAGCGTATGCCTTAATGGGTATCGCCTTGATTTTCCGAAGCAGTCCTATGTTGACTTGCCGCAATCAGTTGCAGATGTTCTTATGGAATCTCTGCAACAGACGGAAGAAGCGTTACAACGCAACCGGATTGACGGAAATAAAGAGAAAGAAGCCGCATTGTCATAAAGTTACGGAAATAGTCGCAAAAACTAATCGCCGAAAGGCATAATAGTATGGCTATCACACAGACAATTAAGTACCCAGAAAACGTCTTGCGTATGGCAGTTATTTCCTATCTTGATGATGGGACGGTTGCCGCGCGAAAGTTCGTAGTTGGGTTTAGGCCCCGTTATGTTCACGTCTTCAACGAAACCGACAGAATCGAAGAAGAATGGTTTGAGGGTATGGCAGACGAAGAAGGCCTGCTCCGGATTGCCAACGGAACGGGAACGATTATTACCGCAGACGGTATTACTCCCGCCGACGATGGATTCACGTTCGGGTTAAACACAACCATCCATATTACCAACAAGCAGTATTCGATATTGGTACTAGGTTAAGATTTCCTAACCCCGCGCAAGCGGATATGGAAAAAGTCGCAAAGTAATCGTATCCGGTAGTGAAGCGACACACTTCTACGCCGGACACACAAACTTATGGGAGCATTTTCAGAACGAATCGCAGAAGACGTAGTACGTCAACTGTCAGGTTCAAGATACCAGTCATTGGCCCGACACGGATTGTCGCAGTATAGGCCAGTCGCGGGCAGAGTGTTCTTCGTAATGGCTACATCAGCCACGAATTACACACAGTTCGTAGAAGACCACCCTGATTATCGGTCAAGCGATGGCGTTGTAACGGCAGCAGCCGTTTATAACACCATTGACGCCGCAGTCGGGGCTTGCACCGCCAATCAAGGCGATGTGATTTTCGTTTCTCCTAACTATACCGAAACCGTATCCGCGGCCGCAGGGTTAGACCTAGACGTTGCGGGCATTTCGGTTATTGGATTGGGGAATGGCGATAACCGGCCGGTTGTGAACTTCACAACGGCTACTACGGCAGATGTGGACGTGGACGCCGCGAACATTCTCGTTGAGAATATCCGATTTACCGGAGGTTTTGACGCGCTTGTCGCGCCTCTCGACGTGAACGCTGCCGATTTCTCGCTTATCAACTGCCAGTACCGTGATGTTACGGGGCAATGCACGGATTTCTTGCTCGCGGATAACGCCGCAAATCGTATGCGGGTTATCGGACTCGTCTATCAAGGCGATTCAGTAGCAGGAACAGACTCCGGTATTGCAATCGTGGGCGCAGACCAAGTTGAAATTGGTTATCTTTATATGGACGGCAACTTTGCTGTTGGCGGAATAGATATTCGCACCACGGCCGTTGTTGACCTTTGGGTTCACCATTTCACCTTTCGCACGCGGAACAACGCCGACATCTTCATTATTGACACCATTACGGGGTCAACGGGGATGATTGAGAATGGCTTTATCCGCTTGCAGCAAAACGAAGCGAACATTACCGAGGCAATCACGGGCGCTACGTTCGTGTTGTCGGATAATATCTGGGTAGTCAACCTCGCTAACGAAAAAGCGGTGCTGATAAACTGGGTGGCTTCGACAGACGCCTAATAATGATTTTCTCTTGGCGGCTCTCTTTGCAAAAAGCAGAACCGCCCCCCTTGGGGGGGGGAATGGTCGCAAAATAATAATTACACAAATATATGTTAAATAATGATCGTTTCCCTTTCGGTCTTGCGGGCGAAGGTTGGGAAATAGAAGAAGCCCGTCCTGCGGCGTTCACGGGCGGAACGGCAAATACTCGCGGAGATAAGGACGGCACAAAGCAAACGCAAACACTTTTTACCGTTACCGGAAACGTTCTTGTCCGTATTTTTGGTATTGTTACAACCACATTGGTTGGAGCCGGAACTCTTGAAGTGGGAACTACGGCTGCTACCGCAGGATTGATAGCACAGGTGTCTGACGCCACTACATTGGCCGCAGGCGATATTTGGCTTGCCGCTACGTCTCCCGCAGGCCCGCGTCTTCTTTCTGACGTGCTTGGGCCGTATATTGTCTCAAATGGACAAACTATCGGGGAGAAGTCAGGAACGGCAGATATTACTGCGGGACAGATTCGCTATATTTGCCTGTGGCGCCCACTTACACCGGATAGCAAGGTTGTAGGTATATCTGAAGTATAAGAAACTCCACGGAGTATTTGACTCCGTGGAGTGAGGCGAGAAGTCGCTATCTCGCGTAATCTGAATATGAGAGAACGAAGTTACAACAAAGGAAATAAATGTGAAACTTGCGGAGTAAAAACCGTAAACGGATTCTTTCATTGTAAAAAGCATAGAGTTATTACGGAAGAAATGAAAATGGCCTATAGAGAGGGACAGTTAAAAAGGGTAAGCGAAGGACGTCATAATACGTATAAAGCGTCAAGACATTATTGGACGCTTCATCATTGGGTGGTAAGTCATCTGGGAAAACCGAAAAAATGTGAGCACTGCGGAGCAGATAATTTGGGTGGACATAAAATCCATTGGGCAAATAAAAGTCGCAAATACTTTCGAGAATTAAATGATTGGATTCGATTGTGTGCACCTTGCCACGGAAAGTACGATGCACGCAATAATAATCCTTTCCGAGGCCTACGACCGGTACCCAACTCGCGGCTCTAATCCGCAAAAAAACACGAACAAACTCAACCACCTTTACAGACGCGGATATGTTGGTTGATGTAAATATCTTCAAAGATGAGATTTCGTCTATGATTGTTGAACGCAACAATGGAATGTTTCTTGTTCCCGCCACTTTTGATTTAGTTGCGGACAGACGAGAGTACTTTATTGGAGATGACATTCTGAATCGAATACACAAACTAGAAATTAAGTTTGCTGCTGCAGATTCTCGCTTTCCTTCTACTTATATTAAGGATTACGGCGGTTCTGAAACCGAAAGCGAGATTGTAAAGATTTACTCAAACGCTCCCGGAGGATTCGCTCATACTATTCGACGCAGAGCTTTGTTTATTCTATCGGGTACGATTATCGGAGTTACCGGGGGCGGAAGATTGTGGGCGCACGTTTTTCCGGCCGATCTTGTGAATCTTTCCGGTACGGCAGGATTAGAAGCTGACCCCACAACTACGACATTTGGCTTCCCAAGACAGTTTCACGAATTATTGGCCCGGCGCGTAGCCATTGAATATAAGGGAAGACAGCCAAAGCCAATTCCTCTAAATCAAATGGACTTACGTTATTCCGAAGATTTGGAAATACAACTTGCGGCTATTTCTCACACTGATAATTCCGGAGAGATAATCGGAGAACTTCCCGAGCCGGCCGCTTATGGAAATGACGGTTGGGATTATTGACTTTTGTGAGGTATTTTTCTTGTGAAGAATATCTCAAAAAGGTCGCAATTAAAATTAAGTAACTAAAATGAGAAGATACGCAATCGAAGGACAAACACCCGCAGGAACAGACTTAACGATTCTGTGTCTTGTGGCCGCAACTACAACTCGCGGACGTATTTACGATGTTGTAATCGGTTCAGACGCTACTCCTGCTGATGTTGCTACCGAGTTTAACATAATCAGAGGAACTGTGTCGGGAACGGGAACCGCAGTAACTCCCCGAGCTCTTGACCCGGCAGACCCGGCAGCGTTGCTTGCTGGAGAAAGAGGAACTTTTACAGGACAGACCAAGACGGCTAACAGCGCAATGGTAAACATTGCCTTGAATCAGAGGGCGACATTTCGTTGGGTCGCCGCTCCTGACGGAGAAATTGTTGTCCCCGCTACATCAGATAACTGGGTTGGTGTCGAAAGTATCGCCTCCGGCGGAACTCCAAATATCAACTGCACAATGCACTACTTAGAATAGATACCTAGTCAATAGTATGAATATAAAACCTACGGATTTCAAAAATGCTCAACTAGAACGTAAGCCATCGGGCTATATTATTATTGACGGGCAAGAGGTCGCGCACACATTACAATGCTGTCATTGCAATGCCCATTTCATCAGCATTAAAGGAAGTGGGAAGCGCCGGGGTTTCTGCTTAAAGTGTTATAAGACAACTTGCGGAAATCCTAATTGTGATGTGTGTGTGCCTTTTGAAGCTAGGTTAGACTTTACAGACAGCAAAAACAGCAACGTAATTAAACGTCTTTTGTCAAGATACCCGAAAATTAAAACAGTCTAAATGCTAACAGATTATAAATTTCAAAATATACGCAGAGATGGACAGACGACTAAATGCCGCGTTGCTTTTTATGAGGGAGATATTACTACGGAAAGAGAAGTAGATGCGTCTGGGATTCCAATGGACGTTACTAGATACAGAAGAACTAAACTTTTAAGAGTTCAAGACTTTGGGTTTCAAGGAGATTTGTCGGACACGGAACTTCGCAGGAGAATAAACCCTGAACTTAAAAAAGATACTGCTAGATCGCCTATTAAAGAACAAATAAATGCCGAAGATATTCGAGCGACAATTTGAAGGAAAGTATCAACCCAAGAGAATAGATGAGGATTTGTGGTTCAAACAACAGCAGAAGATGTTGCTCTGGATGGCAAATACTGACTATGGCAGAGATTTGCTTTGTATAAATAAAAGATTTCCCAAAATTATAGGGTTCAGAAAAAATTGCGTAACCGGTCTATTAGACATTAAAAAATATAGAGTTCAATACGTATCTGATTTCAGGGTAGGCTCTAAATGGGCTAATGTCATACGTT